GTCTGTAAAAACAGGTGTTTCTCTACCGTATTTATCTCTATATACAACACCAACCTGATATGTTCTCATTGATTTTATTGATGGTTTAGGTTCTTTTGTTTCTACTACTGTATTTGGATCTTGAACAATAGATACACTAAACTTAACGCTTATTTCATTATCTCCAGAATCTACCATGTTAAAATTCTCAATGTAATTTCCATACATGATTCTATTAGCAGACATAGCTTGAGCTTTAGCTTTTCTAGGAACATTATCCCAAGGTCTTAAAGCTTGTATTGATGGAAGTACTTTATATATAACATCTGATGTTATTTCAACCTCACCGTTAGTACCAGCAGTATATTCGTCATCTGTTTTCTTTATACTTTGTACTGTATATATATTATTATTAGCAGTTTCTTTATATAGTATATCTATCTCTTTAACACCATTTGGCGCTGATTCAGTAAAACCACTAATTTTTAAAGATCTTAATCTATTAACCATACCCTTATTATAACCTTTTTTAGGATTATTATCAAAAGCATCAGGTAAGAAAGCTACTTTACTCCAAGGTCCTATAGCTGAATACTCATTATCATCATATTTATATCTATAAGAGAATTGAGGAAATTTAAATTCAAACATTGCTTTTTCTTCTATAAGTTCTACTTTCCAATCTTGTAAACCTTCTTCTATAGATTCTGAAACTACATCTAAGTTAACTGTAAAAGTAAATCCTACTACAGCTGTAACACTAAGTATCGCTTCTTCATCACTAGAACCATCAAGTAATGTTACTCTTAATTTATCACCAACTTGAAAGTTTGGAAAAATAGTAAAACTAATATTACCATAATTACCTGTATCTAAAACTGCAAGATCCCCTGTTGTTTCTGTAAATGCTTTTTGGATTAATGATGTTTCAACAACACCAGTCCTTTTTGATTCTGACATTGTTATCGCTGGAGGTTTTATAGGAGATTTTTTAATTACTGTAATATCGTCTTCTATAAAATTTGAGGAACTAATCTGAGTATGTGTATATGAAGAATTGCTAGCGTTATATACTTTCCATTTATCTATATTTATTTTTTTTGGTTCAGTTTTATTATCTGACCAAAATAGTAAATTATCTATTATATTAATACCGTGTATTTTAAATGATGTTGAAAAATTTAATATACCTTGCGTATCAACTAGTATTGGACTTACTACATTTAATGTTTGATCATATTCTAATATTAATGATTTACTATCACTAGCTATAAACCAATAAATCATTTCCGTTTTAGAATTAACATGAACACCAACACATTCTGGATTATTACCTAAATTTGAAAGAGCACTACCATACGGTCTTCTATTACCAAGAATATTTTGGACAGCACCTACATCACTAGCTTCAGAACTAGATACCTGTATGTTTAAAGCATCTCTATACGATCCGTTAGGAACTATTCTCTCGTCAAGATCCTTATTCATAGCACCTTGTCCGAACTGTCTCGTTAACTCTGGCATTTAATTAATGTTTAATAGTTTTTGATTTGTTTTTCATTATTAAGTTAATCTCCTCTGATTTCAAGTTAGATAATCTTAATTTAGCTACTCTTGCAGTTGCAAACCTTTCCCTTTTAAATCTATTTATAATATATTCAGGAGTGTTTACTCTGGAAGCTAAAACAGCATAAGCAATATATTTATATACAGCTTCTTCAGCAAGTTTTGGTACTCTTTTCTCAGCTTCAGTACCTAAGCTATCACTTATGTATTTCAATGTAACTGTTTTTTCGCTTATACCTGAACTAAAGAATATATAACCTGTTCTATTATCAATCATGAATAAACCATTATGCTGTGCGTATTCTGGTGTTAAACCATATCTTCTACCTTCAGCTAACGTAACGTCTGTATCTGGACCACTAACATTTTCCACTGTATTGTTAGAACCAGTGTTTTGGAACGTGTTTAGTGTATCTGAATCTAATGACTCAAGTAAACTATCATCTTCATTGTATAAATAATCAAAACTGTCATCTTGTAATATAGCGTTTGGATTACTAGTTTTTCTAGCTGGATATATTATTCTTTCAACACCACCATTATCTGTCCATGTTAGTTTAACATAGTTTACGTAATCATGAGGTAATCTCATTCTTAGTGTTGGTGGTATTTCTATTTCTTGTGTTTTTTCTGATCTTAAAGTATCGTAGCTTAATTCAGCTATAGCTCTTTGTGCGTGAAACAATATATCAGTTCTTTTAATTCTTGGTATTATTTTATCTGCACCAACGTAAGATAGTATAAAGTTATTAACAATTTCGTCTAAAGCAATATATTGATAATTACCTAGCTGTTCATTTGCTGCTAACTGTCGAATTACTACAACAACACCTGCAGCTTGAGCAGGTAAAGTTACATTTGGTGATGAATAAGAAAATTGATTACTATTTAACTCAACACCATCAACAAATACTTCAAATTCTGTTTCTGCTGCTGGTAGTGGATCAAAATCTAATTCAAAAGTAGTTTGATTAGCTGTTGCTGTAAAGCTGATACTATTTTCGTAATATTGTCTTTGTGTTCCTGTAAATAATGGCATATCTTATTGTTTTTCTTGTTGTGCGTTTTTCATATCTTCTTGTGCACCATATTGAGCAACTAACTGATCTTTTATGGTAATACCAGCTGAAGCTAATATTTTAATAACTAAATCTGTTTCTTCAGATTCGTGTAATTCAAAATGTGTTGTGTAAGCTGCAGCAGGATTATATAATGCTTTATCATTAACTATTGTATAACCCCATCTTACTGTTGCGGGCCTAGCTATGTGATTACATACTACATTTACTTCTTCAGTTATAGTAGGGTAAGTTTGGAAAGTCATTTCTGTTAATTGTACATAACACGGACGTGTTACGGTAGGTGCTATTAAAGGTGAATTTTGTATATGATGTATTTGGTTTTGATTTATTTTTTCTATTTCAATATATTGACCATCTGAATTTTTATAATATACTTCACCCATTCTATAATATTCTGGCCAAGTACCAACACCTGCACCAGATAAATCTGTTATAGCTTGTCTATATCTTTCAAATATATCTATTTTTTCATTTAATAAATCAACCATGTCTGAATATGTTGTATCATTACCCGGCATTCTACTAAACGAATTTAAATCGTAAAAATATTGCTCAAAAATATCCATCTGAGCTTGGTTGGCAAGTATATTGAATTCTTGTGGAGTTATATACCCTCGTTGCTCTTTATTAGCAATGGTTAACACTCTTTGATATACTGTATCTATATTTACTGCCATAATTTCTTTTTTTATAGTAAGTGGTCACCTATAGAGATGACCACCTCTATAAATGATTAATTATTTTAATCTTTTTTCAATGTTCTGGTAAACTGCCATACCTTCGTCGGTTTTAAACCAAGCTGCTAATGCAGAGTACGGGTGTTCTCCCATTGGTACTTCAAATAGTTTTCTACCATTTGATGCCCATTTAAATAATCTTTGATCTTGTGTAATTTCAATTACTCCAGCTTCAACAGCTTTAATACCAAAGTTTCTCAACATGATATTATCGTCTTGAACCAAATCTAAGAACAATTGCGGGTTTCTTTCCGCCATTATAATAAGATCTCTTTTTATTTCTTTGGAAGTCATTTTACTAATTTCACTTCCAACTTCAACTCTTAAAATAGCTTCAGCATGATCTATTTCCATGTCTTTAGCGAATTTTAAAGCTTCAACTTTAAACTCTAAAAAATCTAATTCGGTTTCTGCTATTTCTTGCTTATTATGTTCTTGAAATATCCTACCGTTTAAAGGGTGAAGATCTAAGAATTTTTGTAAGTTTTGATCTTTAGCATCGACAAATAGTTTCCCGTGTCTAAAAGCAATATGACCTAAAGTTGCATAACCTTGTTGTTCGTCAACAAATGGTGACTTTTGGTTAGTAGCATACCTTAACTCTCTATTATGTCCTTTTTCTTCATCAAAATAAAGTAAAGGATTTTTTCTGCTATGTCTTGATGGTATTTTGTTTACAACAGGTGTGTTGTTACCCACCAATTCATATAATTTATTTGTGTATTTTTCCATGATATAATATAATTAAAAAGTTTATAAAATAAAGGTGAGGGGTGCCGAAGCACCCTTCATCTTTAATAATTGCTCAGTAATTAAGCTTTAAATAACACAAAGTTGTTTGCTGCTTGAACGCATAAACATCTTTCTGATAAAAAGTTAACTACCATTTCATCAGCGTCAGAAGTATAGTTTCCACCAACAGATCCAGTGATCCATGATTTCATTTTTCTATCATCAGCTTCAGAAGATCTGTATCTAATGTGTAAGAACGGTCTAGAGATATTTTTTCCCATAGATTGATCATATACAGTAGATGTACCAGCTGGTACTAAGACTCCTTGAACATCAACTAAATTACCTCTAGTTGTTGAGTCATTTAGATATTTCCAGTCAGATTTGTAGAAGTCATAAGAACCTCTTCTGAAACCAGAGAAACCTAAATTAAGCGCCATATCCTCAGAGTTGTTGAATACACCCCAAGATGATCCACCATGCACGTTAGAATTTTGAGAAGCTAACATATTGTCAATTTCTAGAGACGTTGCTCTGTCTAAGAACATCATGTTTTCTTCAATAGCACCTTGCTTGTCTAATTCTTGAAGAATAGAATCAAACTCATCTAATCCTGAATGCTCATATTGTACACCTGTTGCAGATGATGCACCAGTTCTATGAACGTCAAAGTCAGTAGCAGTCCAAACTAAACCTCTTGAATTAATAGCAGCAAAAAGACCTTCAGTACCTTGAACACCATCAATATTAGAAGTAGAATCAACTAATTCACCTTCTAGCATTGCCATTTCTAAGTAATCTTCAAATCTTAATCTTGCTTCATGTTCAGATTTCATATACCATAAGTATCCACCAGCACCGTTTTCAGTAGTTACTTCAACCCAACCGATTTGAGCAGTATCAGAACCATTAACTTGGTATCTGTCTCTCAAAATGATAGGTCTGTTAGAAAACTGAGTAAACCCAGCATCTATACTACCAACGATATCTCTTGAACCTTTTGGATATTCATTACCATATACAAAGATCTTAATATCATTACCGTTAGCAAATTCGGTATCAGAGTTTAATTGAGCTTTAGTATAAGGTTGTACAGTGATCTGTACTCCGTTAGCGTCAACAGCACTAACTCTACACTTTATTGTAGCGTTAAGGTTGTCACCAGCTTCGTTGTTAACGATAATAACAGTGTCATATAATTGGATCATGTGACCAGTTGGAACAGTAATTGTACCAGCTGCAGCTCCAAGAATTTGAACTGTGTTAGCTCCAGATTCTAATGAATCATAAGCGATGTGTAATCTTCCTTGTTCAGACCAAATAACTTGATCAGAAGCAAGAGGCATTTCAGCTCCTACCAGTTTAAGAAATCCAGAGATAGTTCTTTTTCCATATCTCTCTACTTCTTTTTCATAAATTTCCGGTAAAAACTGCTGTGCGAATGTACCACCACCCGATGCAGAATCGAAGCTTAAATAATTGTCTCCCCACAACGTTTGAGTTGGGCGAGGTGTCAGGTGCTGTAATTCAGCGCCCTGAGCGGGATCAATAAAAGCCATAATTTTTAATTTTTAATTGTTTAACTTATTTTATTTGCATTTCTGCCAATCTTTACTTTGAAGTCGTTAGATGAATCACCACTAATAGTTCTCACTCTCATGCCACCAGATTCAATCACATTTCCATGTGTTTGATTTGCTGACATGTCTACGTTTTTAGCTTTGGCCATACTATCCTTGATAGCATCTGCTTTACCTTGTTCATAGAAATGATTTGCTACAAGATCTGAATTCATTGCGGTGAATAAAGATTTATGATACCCTTTCGCATCGTTAATTTCTTGAGTTTCTTTATTAGTAAATCTACTCACGAAATTATTAATATTAGATTGTGTATCTTTCACTTGATCCGCCTCTTTGATATTAAGTCTAAATCGTTTTTCCCCAACTTTATATTCAAAACCTTTGAATTCGTTGTTGAAAACTTCATTTGTCCTCTTGTCGAAGATAGACTTATTTCTCTCAGTAGTCTTAGCGTTTTCATTGTATCGATTAAAGAAGTCCATAGCTTTTTGTTGTTCAGGATTCAATCGTGAACCAGCTTTGACTTCAGCGTAATATTTGGACTTTTGCCCGTCCAAGTGGCCTTTGGCATTCGCAACTTGCTCTTTTAACGCCAGTTTTTTTCTTTTAATATCTTTAGGTTCATCAACCTCTTCATCATATGAATATAGATCTTCCATAACAAAAACCCTTTCTTCATCTGTTAAATGAGGTTTAGTTTGTTTTAAAAACTCATGTACTAGTTCTTTATCTTCAAACTTTTCATAGTCTTGATTTAATTTAACATAATCATCAAGACTACCACCTGTATCATTAATGAATTCCACTACCTTTTGTATATTTTCTGGTAATGGTTCACCAGTCTCTTTAGCTTCAGTAACAGCTTCTTTAACCGCTTCTTTAACTTCTTCGACTTTTTCTTCAACAACTTCTTCTTCAGTTATTTCTTCTAAAACAGGAGTAGCTTCTACCTCTGTTTTTTCTTCAGGAGTAACTTCCTCTGTTTTAACTTCTTCTTTTGGTTGTTCTTCTTTTTTATCTAAATCAACTTTAGCAACATCTTCTTCTTTTTTATTACTAAGATTTACTTTTGATATAGAAGCTTCTTTTTGTACTAGTTGTTTAGCTTTAGTAACTTTTTTAGTTTTAGCAGCAACTTTCATGTTACCACCTTCTTTTTCAACCGGATCCTTAACTTTCGTTTCAGTGATTTTATTACTAGGTTGATCATTTTTAATTTCGGTAGACTGAACTTCTTCGACTACCTTTTCTTCTTTTTTAGCCATAATATAATATTATATAATTAAACAAATTTATCTTGGATCAAATTGATTTAATCCAAAACCACCACCCATTATATCATTCCCTGATGATTCAAAATTTTTAGGTGGTTTACTATTAGTCCTTTGATCTATCAATTCAGATTGTTGAGATGCTTGTATTTTAGTACGTTTATCTTTACGATCTTCTTTTCCAGAATCAATATCTTTTGCAGTTTGAGCTTTCATCTGCTCTATCTGCATATTTAACTGAAACTCATGGTTCATAAGTTCCTTTTTTAATTTAGCTTCAGCATTTAATTTCTCTATTTCTAATTGAGATTTTCCTTGCTCTAACTGTAATTGACTTTGAGTCATTGCTTGGTTTTTCTGTACTTCCGCTTGTGCTGCAGCTTGTTGCGCTTGCGCATTAGCCTGTGCTTGAACTTGAATATTCTCTTGCTGCATTCTCTGATCTTCTTCAGCTTTTTTCCTACGTTTAAGTTTTAATAACTGATTAGCAAGTTTTAGATTTTTTATTTCCCTAACATCTATAGCGTCTTCAAGATTTATACCTTGTTGTTGTAAAGCTTGTTGTATATTGTTTTCAAGCATTTGTTTTTCTTCTTCATCTGGTGCTAATTCCAAGAATATACCAAAATCATATAAATGTAAATTAGCCATTTCTTCTAATGTAGCAACATTATGTCTACCCAATTTCTGTGCAAAAGCTTCTTTTGTTGGAGAATATTCTAATATATCAGATATTCTAAGTGATAAACATTCAGCTA